CTACAGGTTCATCAACTACCCTAATTGAATCAAAAACTTATGAGAATCCTCAATTCTTAAGAATGAAAGATTTGATGAGTAAAATTGGGTAATCAAAATTAAATAAACAAATAAAACAAACAAAACAAAATACTAAAAATGGGAGCATTATTAGAATCAGGTCTTGTTGGTAACATTGGTCTTAAGCACCTTAAAGTTATTAAAGAAGACACAATCAACAAATGGGACAAATTAGGATTCCTTGAGGGTCTTAAAGGTCACATGAGAGAGAACGTAGCTCAACTTTATGAAAACCAAGCTTCTCACTTAATTAACGAAGCATCATCTACATCTGACACAGGTGCATTTGAAACAGTTGTTTTCCCTATCGTAAGAAGAGTTTTCTCTAAATTATTAGCAAACGATATCGTTTCTGTACAAGCTATGAACTTACCTATCGGTAAATTATTCTACTTCGTACCTAACATTCAGTCTTACCAACCAGGTACTTCTGAGCACTACGCACCTTATGGTTCTCCAAACGCTGCGGCTGGTCAAACTCCAAACAGTGGTTATGACTATAATAACACTAAGGATCTTTACGATAGATTCTACGAAGGTAACGAACCAGCTTTGGATCCTCCTGGGTTGTTCGATTACTCTAAAGGACAATATTCTGCTATCACAGCACAAGTTGGAACTGTTGCATGGTTAGCCGACCAATTGGTTCCTTCAGCGTATACTCTTTCTGATTACAGAAAAGTATTAGTAGTTATGTCAGGTTTCGCATCTGACGGAGCAGGTAAATTAATCGGTCCTGATGGTCAACCAATGGATAACGAAGCATTCTTATCTGATTTGACAGTTTATGGTGCAGCAGGAAACGTTTACACTTCTGCTAACACTTCAAACCCTTACTTATTCAGAGTTGTAACTCAGAGATATGGTAAAGGAATTGTACAGTATGGTAACAACAACGCTACGTTGGTATTCCCTAACAGTAAGACAGATGGTGGTCAGTATGACAACTTATGTGACGCTGAAGGTAAAATCTACTTGGAAGTTGATTTACAAGTACCAGTATGTGTTACTTGTGGTGGTTCATTAGACGGTTACACAGGTTCAACATTCTCTTCAACAACTGCAGCAGACAACGCATTCACAGCTACTTATAGAATCTATAAGAACTTGGAATTCGAAGATAAGATTGGTGAAGTTTCATTCGACCTTATGTCAGTAACAGTTTCTGTAACTGAAAGAAAATTAAGAGCTCAGTGGTCTCCAGAAATGGCTCAGGACGTTGCGGCATTCCACAACATCGACGCTGAAGCTGAATTAACTGCATTGTTATCTGAGCAAGTNGCGGCTGAAATNGATAGAGAAATCTTGAGAGACCTTAGAAAAGGAGCAGCNTGGAACTTAAGATGGGATTACAATGGATGGAAGAGATTAGGATCTAGNGCAGTTCCTTATACTCAGAAAGATTGGAACCAAACTCTTATCACNGCAATCAACCAAATTTCAGCACAAATCCACAAATCTACATTAAGAGGTGGAGCTAACTGGATCGTTGTTTCTTCTGAAATCAGTGCTATCTTTGATGACTTGGAATACTTCCACGTATCAAACGCGGCTCCTGAGCAGGACCAGTACAACATGGGTATTGAAAGAGTTGGTACATTAGCAGGTCGTTACCAAGTGTATAGAGACCCTTACTTCCCACCAAACCAAGTATTGATGGGTCACAAAGGAACTTCTCTATTGGACACAGGTTACATCTACGCACCGTATGTACCTCTACAATTAACTCCTACAATGTACAATCCATTCAACTTTACACCAATCAAAGGTATCATGACTAGATACGCTAAGAAAATGGTTAATAACAGATTCTACGGTAGAATCACAGTTGATGGAGTTAGAACATTCGACTTGAGAGAATTGAGATAATCGAAATTTCGATATGGTAAAAAGGGACAAGAAATTGTCCCTTTTTTTTTATCCTGATATTTATAATAAATTGTATATTATGATTAAGCAAACTTGGGAAATATCTAACGAAGAAAGAAATAGAATTTTATCTCTTCACGAATCAGCAACAAAGAATTTTTATTTAATGTCTGAACAATATGGCGATCCCGACCTTATGCATGCTCAAGAAAGTGGAGAAGACACTTGGAGATTATGTAGTTACACAATCATAAAAAAAGGAGCGGATTATTACATTCAAACTAATAAAGGAGAATTACGTAAATTACCTCTCGCCAGTCAAATTACCGCAACAATAGATCCCACAAAGGGACAAGGGTTATACTTTCCAGAGGATGTGATGACAGGTATGAAATACGGTCTATATATGAAATACGCTGCTGGATATATTGATGATACAGAGGAAAAATATAATGGTCCAATTGCGGGTCCTTGTAATAGAGTTACACCAGCACAATATGACCCCACAAAGATTTTCAAAGGTGTGGGTGGTAGTTGGTTTGTATTTATTGATGATTTAGGACGATATTTTGATGAACCTACACCAGTTTATAGTATTTTGACTTGGAATGGTACTTACGGATCGGAGTCTAAACCGATACTTAAAGAACTTAAAAATAGGAAAGGTGTTGTCATACAATACGCTAAAAGTTATACCCCAAAACATGTTTTAGGAATAGGATACGCGTTTGCTGGGGACAAAGTGGAACCAATAAAACCTGAAACTCCACCATCAACAAGACCAGAGTTTGAGGAAATTAAATTGGACATTCAAAGCCCATTTGAATTTGATAAAACAACTTTGACCCCCGATGCTGAAATTGAATTCAAAAAATTTGTCGAGAAAGTTAAATCAAACTACCAAGGAGTAAGTGGTAATGTTGAAGTTATTGCATCAGCGTCGATTGATGGTGATGAAAATCAGAAAAGAGACTATAATCAAAAACTATCTGATAATAGAGCAAGTACAATCGCTAATAGGTTGAAAACTGAAACAGGTATATCTACATTGAACTTCATCCCTAAAGGTATTGGACAAACTGACCAATTTGCAAAAGGGATGAAGTACCCTGAAGTCAAAGACGTAAATAAAACTGCCCCAAACAGACGTTTGATTATCAAAATGCCAACTATAACCAAAGAAAAAAAATAGAATTATTCAATTACGTGTAGTGTAATTACATCAATTTTGTTGTTATTATCTTTGGAATATGTTAATATTACTTTCTTTTTTTCATTCGATATCTCATTTGATTTATTATTGTAGATATTAAACGATACTATATCATCATATTTAGACATTGTAATGAATTGGTACTTGCGGTTTCTTAAGTATTCACTACTTGTGTATTGTAATTCCTCATCAGATGTTATTCCAATACAATCGGTTAAATCGACATTGGACATTTTTAAGGTAGAATTCAATAATTCTTTACCTGATTCAGTTAGCTGTTGATTAAAATTTACTTCAGAATCTGCCCAAAAAAATCTTTTAGTTTTTATTGCAGTTCCTTGTGCATTAAGACCTAACGAAAAGAAAATTAACAGGATAAATATTTTGAATGTTTTCATGTTTTTATATTATTTTTCTTGAGTGAAATGATTGTTTAATATTCTGAGTGATTTTGAAACTAATTCGGATTCTTGAAGTGTAAAGATATTAGAATTGTGAGAATATTCCAAAGCCTTTATTATCATAAAATATGCTTGTTCTAAGTTCATGTCATCACAGATAGAATTTATGTCATCAGGACTGTAATACCCGACACTTCCAAATAGTAATCCAATAGGTTGTCTTTGTTCCATAATTTTGATTTAACTGTATATTTATTATTGTGAAAGATATTATAAGAAAAATAATCAAAGAGGTAAGTGGGGCAGGTTTAGCCGGATCTTATTCAGGCCCACTTGTACTCGGGCCACAAACATGGAAAGATGACCAACTTGGCCCTTTCACAGAGCCAGTTTACAAATATACGAATGCCCAACTTGCCTATCAAGAGGCGGATGGAGATTTTACTGAATCCCCTGAAGAAAGGGAAAAAATTGAAAAAAGAACCAAATTAATGAGTAAAATTAACATGCAAAAGAAAAAATCTTATATGGGTCAAAATGATGAGGATGGGTCGGCAATAAATCCAACTATGAGTGGTGAACCCTTGAAAGAAAAGATAGTAAAAGAAGATTTGGCAGTTTGGTTTGGTACTAAGAAAAAACCTAAAGGTTCAAAACAACCTTCAGGACCATGGGTTAATATTTGTAGAAAGAAAGAAGGAGGAGGACATCCCCCTTGTGGTAGGCCTGAAGCGGATAGTAAGGGATACCCTAAATGTCGTGCTAAAGGAGTCGCGGCAAACATGACTGACTCTCAAAAGAAATCAGCATGTTCACAGAAAAGAAGAGCAGAAAAATCAGACCCAAAAGTTGGTACTGGTAATAAACCAACTATGACATCTTATAAACCAAAAAAATCCCAAAATGAATCATTAAGGGATTTAATTGTTAAAATTTTGAAAGAAAACATTAGATAAGTTTTTCTAAAATTTTTTTCAATGAGTGTTGTACTTGGCTATGCATTTCCTTTTCAAATTTCATTCTTGCTTCTTCCACTTTGTTATCGAACAACCTCCCAAGTTTTTCCCCCATTTGTAATGAAATTGTGATATCATAATTGTAAATGTGGTTTGTAATGTTTATTCTATCTCCTTGAATTATCACAAACATTTGTAGAGTTTCATTCTTGATGTATCTTTTTTGAGAAAGAGGAGCAATCAAAAATTTGGAATCCTCATGATTTATTAATTTTCGACAAATTGATGATGAAGTTTTTTCATTATCATCAAAATTGACTTTTGGTTGAATTTTTCGATTCATCCTTATTAAAAATTTTAACCATAATTTTCTGAAGAATTTTTTCATGTCTTTCGTGAGATATAATAACTACACAAAGATATAAAAATTGTTGGGTAAAAAAAAAGAAGAACCTAAATTCTTCTTTTTATTTTTAACAATAAGCCCCTGAACAATGTTTTTTACCGTCTAAACCCGGCATCTTACCTTTACATACTTGGACTCCGTAGCCGTTACTATAAGCTGAGGGGTGAACCTTAAACTTTCCCTTAGCGGCAGCTAAACCTCTAGCACAAAGTTTGGTTCCGGTTTTCTTTCTCCCTTCGGTCATTTCTTCATAATCGACATATTGGCCCATTTTTCTCTTCTCATTCATTATGAAGTCAAAAACTTGGTCCATGTTTGTCTTTGCTTCTGAAACGTGGTCGTCAGCCCAATCATGTCCATCTTGTAGAATTTGGTCAATCATCTCTTCGTCCATTTCTAACAACATTTGACATTGTCTTGCAATTTGTTTTAGATTACTGAAGAACATATAATTTTCGGATTCTTGTTGTTCACTCAAAACTCTTTTGACTAAATGTGATAAATCCTTTTCTGTTAATTTTACTACTTTATTCATTTTGTATTTACGATTGAAAATGTTAATTGTCTCTTATAAGTATCTTTTTCACCTGAAGTGTTCACTTGAATATCAACAAAATATTGATTTGGGATTTTATCTCTCATATCGAATATGAAGTAATACTCATTTGGTGTTCGGTTCAATGGAGTCCAATCTTGTACTAATACTTCAGTTGTCCCTTCCATCACATAAACTCTGTAGAATCCTGAAACATCCAATAGAAGTACTTGCCCTGTGTAAGCCTTTTTGATTGTAACACCAACCTTACGAATATCTGTATTAAGAATCTTTTCATTTTGGAGAATACCGTAGAAATCAAATCCAAATATTTCTGGTTCTTTAGATACTGAACCGATTTGGATACCTGAGGTATATGGTTGTAAGGTAAATTGATTTGTTACGTTAGGAATAGATTGCCCATTGATTGTAAGACCTGACCATACATCATAAAAAATACATGGAGTTGGATAGTTGGAAAACCCATTTGGAACGGTTACTTCATAAACGCCTTTGGTTTTTAGGCAAGTTGTTAAGGAAGCCATACCCGC